CTATCACGCCACGAGCGATCTAATCACCCGGCTGCGGTTGAATGGAGATATTCCGTGGAAGGCGTTTGACGACACGACACGCCCCCTGAAGGACTTCCAGCCATTCGGCAGCGTCGGCGAATTCGTTCGGCAGGAATCGCGGAACATGTTCACCGGGTACTGGAGAAATCTTCTCCAATCTCAGGCAGCTCACATTGAAGTCTTGGTCGAGAAAAACACCGTCTGACACATGGTCCAGCGGGTAACGGAGAAATACCAGATTCCTACCAGCAGCGGCCGCGGGTTCTCTGGAATCGACGGCTGGCACGATCTTTACGAGCGGTATCGCAACAGCGGCAAGGAACGGCTGATTGTGGTCATCGAAAGCGATCTTGACCCAGAAGGCGAACAGATCCCGCAAGTCGGCGGCCGGACCCTGATGGACGATTTTGGCTTGCATCCAGAGGAATTCGACATCATCAAGGCTAGCGTCACTCGTGAGCAGGTCGCCAAGTATAACCTGCCTGCCATGAACTTCGCCAAGGAGTCTTCCGCCAATCTCGAATGGTTCCTCGAGCGCACTGGCGGCAACAACAAGGTGTATGAACTGGAAGCCCTAGAGCCGGAGCACATGCTGGAGGACCTGGAGAACATCTTGAAGAACGTGCTCGACCTGGAGGCATTCAATCGCGAGCTGGAAATCGAGAAATCCGAAGCCGTACAACTGAAGCGAATACGCGAGTCCGCATGGGAAATGCTGAAAGACCTGGACACGGAAGAATGAGTGTGCGCATGGAACCGAAACTTGTTTCAGTTAGGCGCGCACACGGCCTGCCATCGTTGACCGGACTCTGCCAGCTAGCTAACCTCTACTCCCGTTATTATCAAAACCGTGGGAGGTTCAGCGATGGTAAATGGCTTCGTGACGACCGGAGAAATCCAGGAGATGGGTCAATGAGTGGGCGGCGAGACGCGCGGTCGTTAGTCTCGGCGAAGACATTCCACGGGCCGGACTGTACAGGATGATCCCGCGCGCTTTCTTGCCGCAGATGGAACGAGAGCTGCGACGCCGCGGTTATCTCGAAGAAGTGCAACTATGAAAATGATCGGGCTTGGAACAGGAAGGGGAAGAGAACGATGCGAAAACCAGGGGGTTGTGGGCTGGCTGAGGGAAGGCTGCAGGGGTCAACCATGGCGCATCGTGGCGATGGTAGGCACGGTTGAAGAGGCAGACCGATTGAACGACGCGGTCGTGGAAGCCCTTGCTGCGTCGGTTCACGAGTTCGGCTTTCGTCTGCCGATCGTGGTGGACGAGCAAGACATCATCGTCGTCGGCCATTCGCGCTACAAGGCAGCGCTGAGAAACTCGGGCTCGATTTTTCCCCGTTCACGGTCGGCGGGGCCTTTGAGGGATAACCCATGCCACTAGGAATCCCAATGCATCGGCTAATTGGGCGCGACGCAAGCGCTTGGGTCGCAAGGGAGCCCTCTGGAACCTGGCGGAAGGTATGGTCCGGGCTAGTAGCTACATTAAGGACCCCCAAGGGGGCATAGTTTCAGGCAATGGACGGCCTTGACCATTGGCGGCCCTAAACGCGCAAAGCCGCAGAATTGGAAAAAATGACTAGAAAAGTTCCTAAGTCGAATGGGCCTCTACGCTTAGAGTGGCTCGACCCCGCCCAGTTGGATGCCAATCCGGCGAACTGGCGCACGCATCCCGACGCCCAGGCCAACGCCCTCGAAGATGTGATTGCGGAGGTCGGTTGGGCCGGAGCGCTACTCTACAACGAACGGACCAAACGCCTGATCGACGGCCATCTCCGTAAGAAGAAATTCGCTGGTCGACCGGTGCCGGTGCTGATCGGATCCTGGTCGGAGGAGGAAGAAAAGGTCATCCTCGCAACCCTGGACCCAATCGGTGCGATGGCCGAAGCCAACAAGGAAGCTCTCGCCGCCCTGCTTCGGGACGCCCACGTCAACAGCCAGGCATTGCAGGAGATGTTGGCAGAGTTGGCGGCGAACAACGGCATCGAGCAGGGCGATCCTGGACTCACGGACGCCGACGTAATCCCGGAACCGCCCGACGAGCCGGTAACCCGACCCGGTGACCTCTGGATCCTGGGCGACCACCGCCTGCTGTGCGGTGACAGCAGCAAATCGGAGGAGGTCGATCGGCTCCTCGACGGCGCGGTGATTCACCTCGTGAACACCGACCCCCCTTACAACGTGAAGGTTGAGCCGCGCAGCAACAACGCCATCGCCGCCGGGAACAGCTCGTTTGCTGGTCCCAAACACCATCAGGCGCTCGATCTCGCCAGGCACCCGGAAAAGTCCAAGCCTACGGACAAGAAGATGCGCGCCAAGGACCGGCCGCTCGCCAACGACTTCCTCTCCGACGAGGAATTCGAGCGCCTACTCCACGCCTGGTTCGGCAACTTGGCCCGCGTGCTGGAGCCTGGTCGTGGCTTCTACATTTGGGGCGGCTACGCCAACTGCGGCAATTACCCTCCCGTACTCAGGGAAGTAGGTCTCTATTTCAGCCAAGCGATTATCTGGGACAAACAGCACCCAGTCCTGACGCGGAAGGATTTTATGGGCGCGCATGAATGGTGTTTTTATGGTTGGCGCGAAGGTGCCGCGCACCACTTCTACGGCCCAAACAACGCCACCGACCTGTGGGCGATCAAGAAGGTCAACCCCCAGAGCATGGTGCACCTTACCGAGAAGCCCGTCGAGCTGGCTGCGCGGGCGCTCGAGTACTCGTCGAGGGCTGGGGAGAACGTACTCGACTTGTTTGGGGGGAGTGGCAGCACCCTGATCGCGGCACAGCAAACAGGCCGGAAGGCGTTCTTGATGGAACTGGATCCTCCCTACTGCGACGTGATCGTGGAGAGGTACAGCAGGTTTTCTGGGGCGTCCAACATCCGACTCAAGGTGGATGGGGAAGAGCTGTCGTATGGAGAAGCCCGCGCCAAGCGATCCCCAACCCCATGACCTGGTAGGTCTGCCCGCTAGCGTGGGGTGCCAGCAATGTGCCAGGCTTTACGAAGAACTGCGGAAAGCACATCAGAGAATCGCTGAACTTGAGGGTGAGCATGCGAGGCCGCAAGCCAACGCCTACCAAGCTGAAAATCCTCCGGGGGAATCCGGGTAAGCGTCCGCTGAACGACCACGAGCCGCGGCCACGGCAGGGCATCCCGAAGTGCCCGAAGCACCTCGATGACGAGGCCCGTCGGGAGTGGCGGCGCGTGACGAAAGACCTGGAGGCCATCGGCATGTTGTGCCATGTGGACCGGGCCGACCTGGCGGCTTATTGCCAGTGCTGGAGCCGATGGGTGAAGCTCGAAGAGATTGTGCAGCGGACTGGGGAAGTCTTGGTGTCCAGGACGACGAAGCGCCGCGAGAGCAAGACGGGCGTGATCGTCACGGAGGAATCCTCCAAGATGTATACGAGCCCCTACATGAAGGTGCTCAACGCCACCCTGATCTCAATGCACAAGTTCGCCAGCGAATTCGGCATGAGCCCGGCAAGCCGAGTGCGGCTGAGCGCGCCGGGTGCAGAGCAAGGCGATGACCTTTTCGAGGACTACCTCAACCGTGCCAACAACGCATGATCCCGTGGCATCGTACGCGCATGCGGTACTCGCCGGGGAGATTGTCGCCGGCCGGCTCGTCCGTCTTGCCTGTGAACGGCATCTCCGCGACCTGGAGCATGGGACCGAGCGGGGGCTGCGCTGGTGCCCAGAGAAGGCAAAAGCCGGCCTGGAGATCTTCAACCACATCAAGCTTCCCGAAGGCGACAAGCCCTTCGTCCTAAGTCCGTGGGAGGAGTTCATCGTCGGTTCCCTCTTCGGCTGGTTCGATTCGGATGGCTTCCGGCGCTTCCGTACAGCGTATGTGGAGGCCGGCAAGGGGAATGGCAAGACTCCTTTGGCGGCCGGGATAGGCTTGAAGGGCCTCGTGGCCGATGGCGAGCGAAGCGCGGAAATCTACACTGCCGGCGTTACCCGCGATCAGGCCAGCTACCTGCTCAACGACGCCGTTAAGCTGGTCGAGGCTTCTCCTGCCCTGCGAAGGCGGGTCGAGGTGAATGCCCACAACCTGGCCGTGCTACGAACCAACTCCTTCATGCGTCCGGTCTCCTCCGAAGCCCGGTCCCTCGATCAAAAGCGCGTACACATGGCGCTGATCGACGAAATCCACGAGCACCCCAATTCGCTCGTCGTCGACAAAATGCGCGCCGGCACGAAGGGCCGCCGACAGGCTCTCATCTTCGAAATCACGAACAGCGGCTACGACCGCGATTCTGTCTGCTGGCATCACCACGAATATTCCCGCAAGGTGGTCGAGGGGCTGACGGAAGACGATTCCTGGTTCGCCTACGTGTGCCAATTGGATGAGGGCGACGACTGGACGGATGAGAAGGTCTGGATTAAAGCGAATCCAAACCTGGGTGTTTCGATCACGTTGAAGTATCTGCGCGAACAGGTCCGCGAAGCCGTGGGGATGCCTTCGAAGCAGAACATCGTCAAGCGCTTGAACTTCTGTATCTGGACGGAACAGGAAACGCGCTGGCTCGATATTGCCCGGTGGGATGCCTGCAACGGCGAAGTGCGGCCGGAGAACTTCGAAGGGGCCGAATGCTTCGCCGCCGTTGACTTGGCCTCGACCACGGACATTGCCGCCCTGGTCCTCTTGTTCCCGACGCCCGGCGGTTATTCGGTGCTGCCGTTCTTCTGGGTTCCCGAAGAGGCATGCAAGCGCCGCGAGCGTTCGAACAAGGATCGCATCGACCAGTGGGTGCGCGCCGGACTGATCGAAGCCACGTCGGGCGACTGGATCGATTACGATGTCATTCACGAACGCATCAAGGAACTGGCCAAAAAGTACAACATCAAGGAAATCGCCATCGACCGCTGGAACAGTACTCAGCTTGCGACCCAGCTCCAGGGCGATGGGTTCAACGTCCTTGGCTTCGGGCAGGGTTACGCCAGCATGTCGGCACCCACTAAGGAATTAGAAAAGCTAATACTCGCTGGGCAAATCAGGCATGGTGGCAACCCGGTATTGCGCTGGATGGCCGGTAATGTGGCCTGCGAACAGGACGCGGCGGGGAACGTGAAGCCGAGCAAAAGCAGGAGCAAGGAAAAAATCGACGGGATTGTCAGTTTGATAATGGCCCTAGGAAGGGCAATATCCCAGGCCGAAGAGCACAGCGTCTACGAGAAGCGTGGCGTATTGGTTATTTAGGCCTTACAACAGCCAGACAAGGTAGGCCAGGACCCCAACGACTTCACATGCGGTTATTCGAGTTTCGCCGGGGCCAGGAGTGTTATCGCATGTCTGAGATTCCTGGTTGCTGCGCTTGCCGTCCTCCGGCCGCGCAGTAGCCGACTGGATCCGTTGCATCGCGTTGGCGGCCAAGTTAGCACGGCATCCAGGTCGAGCCGAAGGAGGACATCGTGAAGCGGTTGGCGCAGTCGGAGCAGTCGTCGGCACTTTGCAGTAAATGCGCCCCGAGCAGGCGATGCTGAACCAACTCGACATCGACACGCGCAGCGACATTTTTTTCTTCGGCGTGCTCGTGTACGAGCTCTTGACGGTCTCGACGCCGCCAGGAGCACACGCGGCTGGGTGAGGCAGCCCTGGACGAGATGGTGCGGCGTCGATGATCCCGCGCGCGTCGCGTATTCCATCTCTGACTCGGTCGGCAAGCTGTAACCCTTCCGATTCAGATAATTCCGCGCCAGCTTCATGCCAGCCTTGTATTCCGGATCCGTTCGGATCAAGTTCATACCAATTCGCTTTGCGCGCGAGGCAACGTGCTGAATGGCAAGGATCACGCTCGCTTGTGATACTTGCGACCGGTCCAGAAAGCGGGTACTCTGCTTCTGCTCTCGATAGTTCCAATCAAACTTCATGTGGCAGGACACCGCGATGGCGAACAAGATGAACGGAGTTGCTGATCCAAAGGCTGGCCTGGCAGTGCTCGTCAACGGGGCAGCAGCGACGGCGCCCACTGCCAGTGGCTCTGACAGCGCCAATACTAACGAAGCGCCTCTCACGATAGGCTTACGCGCGAGGGTACGAGGGGAGGTCGCCATCCGTCTTCGCGTTATCGATCCGAGATACACGGCCGAAAAGATTGCCAGGCTGCTCAATCAGGGAAACCCATCGTGGGACGTGGGCAGACGCGCACGTTACTATCAGATCGAGAAGAATGGCCACGTGATCGCTGAGATCGAATACGCCGACGAGGACACGCATTGGGAGCGCTACGAGGTGGAATAGATGTCATTCGACAACCGTGCACACGATTCCTAACTTCTCACGCATCGTCGGCATTTTGGTTCGTCCAACTCGACTTACTGGAGGGAATTCCATGGCCGTCAACAAATCACAAAGACCCGCACCGAAGTCCGCTATGTACCAGACACTAGCCGAAGCGACCGGCCTGTCGCGTAAGCAGATTGCGGCTGTCTTCGATGAACTGAGCAAGTTCATCCGCCGTGATCTTGGGAAAAAGGGACCGGGCGTCGTGGGACTTCCCGGCCTTCTGAAGATTAAACGGGTGCACAAGAGTGCGACGCCAGCACGCCAGGGTCGCAATCCAGCGACGGGCGAGCCGATGATGATTAAGGCGAAGCCGGCACGCACCGTCGTGAGGGCTTATCCGCTGAAGAGCCTGAAGGAAATGGTCAAGTAGATCGAGGACAGCCGGAGCCGGCTCGGTGGAGGCGACGTGGCTTCCTTCCCTCGACTCGAGGTGACAACGCCGCAGCT